AAACCACGCTGGAGGCAAGAGGTAGCGCACAAGCTCCGTACATATGCTATCACTAGCAGACGTTAGGTCTATGGTGCAAAACCCCTCATCAGAACCATCGAGAGAACCCTCCCGGGCCATCTCGCGGTTCCTACTCTGATCGCTCAAATCGATACCCGCGCGGAGCAGCTTACGCCGCATATAAGCGTCGATACCTTTCTGAACGAAAGTATTGAGTAGTGGCTCGACAGCGATAATTCTATGTATCTTCGCTGTCTTTGGTACAAACGATAGTTCGTTGTTATTGGTTACTCGCTGGATTTCCGAATAGCAGCATTGCGCTGCTACAGGGTCCAGGTCTCTATACACCGCTTCACCAACCAGCCGTTTCTTGAAAAGGAAATCGCTGTAGTGATGATTGCGGCAAAGAGCCTGGAAAGCGAGCCCAGATGCCAAGGGCGTCACGGTCATCTCATCGGCCATCAGCTTTCGCTTCAGGTTCGTAAGACCCCCGCGTACCCCAATGCTAGCACCAGGTCCAAAGTCACATAGGTCAAGTATAGCGCCGATATCGGGTTCGTCCGCGAGGACGTACTTAATAAAAGCACGGGCCTTACTCAACAGAAGTTCGTGAGGTGACCTTTTCGAGCGGTATAGCCGGAATACTTGGTTGTACCTCCGACAACGATGCTCAAACCGGGAGAAGACTTTAACAGCCTCCCCTTCCGGATCGGTCCCCACTTGCGTGGGGTCCCACGGGTACTTCTTTATCAATGTAGCGATCTGATTCGCGGCAAAATGATCTGCCGCTTCTCCATACTTCTGTTTGGAGAGCGAATCAGCCTCTCGTAGCAACCCCGCGTAGTCCCTCGACCTGTAAAGGCCGTGGATGTGGGCGTAGTTACTATTCGAGGGGATCCTCTTTAACAACTCTCCCAGGATTCGAGCGTAACGCTCGAATGACTCCCTGGACAGCTGCTGATTCAACTGACGTAGCTGAAGCATGCGGTTGGAAACCTTCACGGTGACCTCCTATTGACATATTAATCCCATCACGGGAGAATAAGAACGCGATCATCACCATCGCAATTAATGCGACGATAGATACAACAGAACGCATCAGAATGCGACCTGCTGTGCTTTCACGTGGGCCTTGAAACTGGCCGACGCGACAAACGCGCCCATGTCATTAAGCATGGCATCAATGTCAGCGCTAGCAAAACCGACCGGAACACTGACCTGAACATCGACGATACCGTCAGCCGCGAGGCTTTGGGCATTCGTCAAGGGCAGGGTACGGGTCAATTTGGCACTGGTGCGACCCACCCCACTAAAGCCCGAAACAGGCTTTGGGGCGACACGCGCCATACGGACGTCGTCTTTGACGCTCACAGTTTTGAGAGCGCCAGTATAAACGACAGCGTCCTTCTGGTACGAGTCGGGATTGTAGGTCTTTGCGTTGATGGTGAGGGGCATAAGGATAACTCCTTAAAAGGTTACATTAAGACGCTTAATGCGTCGTGACCCCGGCTTATCACCGAAGATGTTTAGGATTTGCTGGCCCGCTATCGCGAATGCATCCGCTAGGCGGGTAACCTGGTCAAGTTTGAAATTATTCCGCACTTGAAGCGCAGGACCGGCAAGTTGCCCCCGGGACTTACCTTTGTTGACCGCAACATGTGAGCCACTTAAGGGACGAATTAGATCCCACGTGTTCTCATATGCGACCCCAACCGAAGTTGAGTCGGCGCTGTATACAGAACTGCGTATACGCTCGACGGTGAGGCAAGCACCTAGCTGATTGTAGCCAAAAGCTGGAACCATGGCGTTGAGAAAACTCCCAACGTTGAAAAACCAATCGGCAACGAACGATTTCGATACTAGCTCCCACGGTAAGGTTATTAGCCCTTTGGCTGAAAACCCCTGGTGGTATGCTAGTGTAGCATCGAACTCGTCCAAAGACATACCGCGGCATTTAACAGTATCAGTAGTTTGAGTTCTGATACCAATAAGCAGCGGTGGAAGTTGTCCGTGGATAGTCAGTACGTCCGCAGTCTTAGTAAATTCAAGCCTGCTTCTCGTAGTTTTCCTGATTTTTCCTCGTTGCTTTCCAGCGGCAGCCATGATCTGATTCACATCGTTGATCAAGGGAAGGATACCATAACGGTACATCATCCACAATTCCGCGAATGTTAAACCAGTACTCCTCGCCGTCACCCGGTTCATCATACGCCGGAATGCCGAAAAGGGGTTTTGGATCATGTCGATCGTCTGCTTGATCTCCGCCAAGGACTCCCAAAGGTTGCTGTCACTAAGACCGCGACCCGCGAGAACCTCTGTAGAGACTTCAGAAGATATATCGCTAACCTCTTCAGCCGTCAATAATTCTCGGGCGTTGAGGCTTGTTAAAGCACCCTGACCGGCATTGGCATAGTAGCCAAGAGCCGCCAGGAACACCGGGAAGCATGAGCCGCCGTCAAACGAATATGTATGTTTGACTGTGCCTTGTTTCTCCCGCAGCGAATGACCGACACCACTATCGCAGATAAAGGAATCACTGCGTGTGTGGAGGGGGTTGAAAAATACCTTCCCCCTAGCCTGCTGTACCCGGAAGCCCGGGACAACGTAGTCATCGATGTAATCCTTGGTACCGAGTGTCAACGAACTGTATTGATTGGGGCCAGTCTTGGTCCCGTCCGTACTGTCATAGGAAGGGTTTGCGAAACGTGTAAACGTACCGCGCTCCCTATGACGTGGCACTGGTATTGACGAAGCATCGAACAACTGTGGC